CATCTGCATATTTTCGCCACCATTCATTACTTTCATCCATTTTACACTACCTCTTTTCCGCTTAAGCGCTTGTCACGATATCAACCGATGTCTGTTCTCTCTTTAACGCTCCACCACCAGCCCCACCACCAAAGTAAGATCCCACAACTTAACAACATCAATTTTGTATCCATGTTTTTTCTCCTTTTATTTTTTTATACATGAAAAAAGCACCGGTTAAAGTGCCTCAGTAGTTTTTTTATACAGCGCCCCAAGCTGTACCGTTATGAAAATTTAGTAGATTTGTAGTTGTATTATAAACCACCATACCAGCCACAGGGCTGATGATTCCATCCCTTTGTGCAGTTGTCATCCGTGGTGGCAAAAACGCTTTGGTCGTGCTTGAAATATCGACAGACAAAGCGGAAATATTACCCGCTGTTACATTTAAATCTTTTCCTGTAATTATTTTATACCGTGGCATAATATCAAACCCCCTATTTTATAATTTGGGTAACTACTTTTGGTTCAATAGGCACCCCTATTTCAGATTCAGCTTGTATTGCCTTTAAATCCAACTTTTCTTTTATGACGTCATCGTATTGGGCGTAGACTGATAGGGCCTCTTGACAGATCCTCAATTCCTCATCCCTTTGCGCTGTTATCATTAATATTTGATTTTCATAAAATTCTTTAGTTTCTAAATTAATACGCTGAACAGAAGCGACTTGCACTTCCGCATTTACTAAACCGTCTTCTGCTACATTTACATTCTTAAAAATCAATTCTTCCATTTAATTTCTCCTTTTTTTTATTTAGTAATTTAAATAATAATCAGTACCATCAAATTCAATCGCCCCGGCCTCAGAAACAGTGTTCAATGTCCCAGATGTTAACTTAATCGGTGCTGTGCCTGCTGTTGCTGTTCCTGCTTTTATATTTAAAACTGCAGTTGGAGAGGTTGTGCCGATGCCGACTTTACCATTTAATAAAGTCTGTGCCACACTCGCATTTCCAATTACTACCTGATTATCAGCCGTCGTATAAGCACCATTACCAAGTGCCATCGAGTTTACCGCACTAATTAATTGTGAAGCGTGATAGCCGGCTCCATAGCCGACGAAAGTATTATTATTTCCAGTGGTTATACTTCTGCCGGCATTCATTCCCTGGGCGGAGTTGTAGTCACCTGTGGTGTTGGCGCTGAGGGCATTCATTCCCTGGGCGGAGTTGTAGTCACCTGTGGTGTTGGCGCTGAGGGCATTCATTCCCTGCGCCGAGTTGTAGGCACCTGTGGTGTTGTATCTAAGGGCATACGCTCCCTGGGCAGAGTTGTAGGCACCTGTGGTGTTGGCGCTGAGGGCAGACACTCCCTGGGCGGAGTTGAAGTCACCTGTGGTGTTGGAGTAGAGGGCCAACGCTCCCTGGGCGGAGTTGTAACCACCTGTGGTGTTGTATCTAAGGGCATTCATTCCCTGGGCGGAGTTGTAGTAACCTGTGGTGTTGGAGTAGAGGACATCCGCTCCCTGTGCAGTATTATGGGAACCTTTATAGGTAGCGCCAGATTCACCAACTGAACTTTGTCCACCTCCACCGATAAATATATTATTTCCAACACTATCAGCGCCTTTATATGAACTAATTAAAACATTTGTTCCGTTCGTATTAATATTTATGTTCCCGGAAACATCCAATTTTTGAGCTGGTGTTGTTGTTCCAATGCCTACTTTTTTAGTTGTGGCATCGACAAATAAAGTACTAGTATCAACAGTTAAATTATTAGCGCCTAAATTAACGTTTCCTGTAGCCCCCGTGTATGGAATTAATGCGGTATGCCCGCTGCTGTCTCCTGTGTTAGTCCCTAAAACATTATCTAATGCAACCGTATGTTCTTGATATATTTTTGAATCAAAAGTTATGCTTGTGCCGTTTCCTTTTACAAATCCGGTTCCATTTGTATTAGTGGCAATGGTAATGTTGCTTGGGCCAGCTATGCCCGGCACTCCCTGAGGCCCTGAGTCAATCATCGTAACTGCGATTATTGGGTTTGGTGTTATCGTTACTGCAATATTATTACTCATATGTCACCTCTGGTAATATGTTAAAATACGCGACCTGCTCGGTCGCCGGGGGGATAATAGTTCTCACCGTTGCGTCTGAAAATGTGACTTGCACATCATAAACATAATTTTTCCCATCCAGCATCTTTGTGTCGATCGGCAAAAACGGGATGACCGCTTTGCCATCCACAAATGATGTTATTGTTTTTTGTAAGATTTTTATATCAGTGTAAGGACTGGTCTTGACGGTAAAATATACCGTGTCCCCGATAACCAGCGGAATGGCCACGGGGGGCGTTGCATCTGTAAAACATGCAAGCGTTATGCTGTCACTGTCCCCCCGTCTCAGTCCCAAAGTTGTGCCTGTTACCTTCATTTCTTACCTCCTATTAGTTCATCTATTTGTTTTTGTTGCGCATCGCAAATTGCTTTCAAATCCGCAATTTCTGCTTGTAGTTCTTGGACTCCCTTTACCAACATCGGTGTGATATTAAAATCTTTAATCTGATAATCGTAACTACCATCAGGCTGTTTGATTTTGCCGATATAATGACCCCCAATATCTCCTTCCAATTCTTGCGCTACAAATCCAAAATCTTGGTGCTTGTCATTTTCTGCCCAATCAAATTTTCTTATTTTTATTTTATTTATGCGTTCCAACGCGTTTAAATCAGCGTTAAAAATATTATTCTTGAATTTTTTATCAGACTGATTATAGTAAATACCCCGATTGACACCGTTGCAGGTAACATTTAGATAATATGTTCCGTCTGTAAATTGTGCAAATTCGGTTATTTTATTAGCCGTGTTTACATTTGTAAGCGGAATGTTATAAGGCTGAGTTGTCGCCCATAAGCCCCCGATTTTACTATAACCAGTTGGCGCTAATCTAATATTTCCCAATTGATTATATAAATCTAATGACCCCGCGCCGTCGCCGTTATTGCCGATGTATCTCAAATCAGATCTGAAATCAATTCTATATGCGCTCATGATCCCGTTCGCCGATACAGTAAATCCCGTTCCTGCCGCACCAGATACATACCCATTTAATGCGCCGGTAAAATCAATAGTCCCAGTTTGGATATTAGCGCCGTTGATGATAGTCTGCCCCGCCGTTGCTAGATTAGTAGCGGTAATTAGCCCCGTCAACGTTAATCGTTCAGCGGATATTTTAATCTGCCCCGCGGTTTGATTTATTTCTGAGACGATCGTTGCTTTGTTGGCTTTGGCCGTCATCGCGTTGGTATAGGTGGTGCTACTCGTCACTGTCGATACAATCGCCGTTGGTGTTATTTTTAATTCAGCTACATCCAAATCTGTTTGAATCTCGTTAATTTGTGTCTGTTTTGCTACTAAATCAATTTCAAATGCGCTCATATTAAAAACAGTTTCATTCAAAACTGTTTCATTCTCAGCCACAGTTTCGTTTGTTAATTTTATCAAAAATGACAATTCATTAGACACAAATTCCATATTCTTAACGCCGTTCGCGGTCATGTTTGCCATTTGGATTCCAGTAATGCCGCCGCCTAGTGGCCCGGCTATGCGATCGGTTAAAGACTGTAAAACTCCACCTAAGATAACGCGGTCATTCTCGGGATTATTTGGATGCTCGTCTTTTTGGCTAACCGATAAAAATGTATCAATGTTGTGTGGTTTTGAAATACACGGCACCATGTCACCGACTTCCAGCGCCTTTATATCAACGTTTATTTTGTTTAAATCAATGGCTGTTAATTCTAACGATAACCCTTCTTTTATTTTTGTTTCTAAATGATTTTTTCCTAGCTCCAAAAGAACTACAGCATTATCGACTTCCGGCCATTCCATGATCCCAAATATCCAACCATATTCATTTACTGCTGCTTCGTTATAGATAAAATCGGAATCTGAATTAACAGATGAGATATCCAATTTTCTGCCGTCAATTTCTTTTCCAACCGGAATGAGCGCGGTTATAATCCCGCTAGCATCAGCAACTTTCGAATAATCCAATAAATTTACGCCGAATTCAATCGGCTGTGGGCTGGTTGAACCGTAATTTTCCAGGTAGTTCATAAATTTTAAACTGCCGATCCGCTCAATAACTAAAACCCCGCCTAACACGTCCAACATGGTTGTTTTTATTAATTCGTAGGTGCTTATGTAATCATTTTCCCGGAATAACGAATCTTTTAATGTGCTATCAGTGTCCGACTTGGCCACGATGATTATAACGATTGCCTCGGCTTGTAGAAACAAACCAACTGTCCCGGCCGTCTCTCCGTTTTGCTTCCAATCTTGCCAACCCTGATTTTGGACGTGAACCCGGTACTGTACCGAATATTTGATTGCATCCGCTCCGGTTAATTTAATTTCTAAGGCTTCTAATCGCAACCCTAAACCAACCGTCCCGGCTGTTGCACCATCGGCAACCCATGCGCCCCAGCCTTGATTTTCCACACTAGCTCGATAGGTTACGCCTAACCCTAACGCCCCGATAGATTCAAGTTTTAATTCAAGTGCCTCCATGCGTAATGCGTTACCGATTGTCCCGGAACGCTCACCATTTTTTACCCACGTCAACCACGACTGATTTTCTATGTGTGTTCGGTAGCTGGTTGACAACAACAGCCCTGAGCCGTCACCGACCATCGTGCAGATCCCCATGTGTATTCTCTTTTCGGGGGTTACCGCCATATTGTGATTATCCAAAACCATAGTCAACCATTGTTCCGGTGTGACATTTTCATAGGTCGCCGGTCGCTGGGTTGAATCTAGTAGGTAGGATAATTCCCCCTCGCATGTCACGCTTCTCATTTTGTTAAAATCTTCGGTATCGGTTAATATTCTCCCCTCAAATTTTGATTTCTTTTCCATGTTTGAATGAATTTCATAAACATAAATAGTAGTGTACATTTTTCGTAATGAATTGTACCCGGGATGTGTGGGGTCGATCGTAAATGTAAAACCGGAAGTTTTATTAATCCCGATCGTTAATTTTGGATTTAAAACATAAGTTTCTAATCTCATATCATGTAGTAAAACATCGGCTTTGGGAAATTCCGACGCCCACACTTGTAAGTATGGGGCCTTGTTTTTAATCTCGTTTGTAATGACAATATTTAGATTTTCATTTTTAATTAAAACAATTGAAATGGCTTCGGCTCTGAGTGCTTGCTCCGTTGTCCCGAGCGTCTCGCCGTTTTTCTTCCACCCTGTCCAGCCTTCGTTTTCAATGTGCCCACGATATTTAATGGTGTAATTAACGGCATCAACCCCGGTTAATCGGATTTCAATCGCTTCAACTCTTAAACTTAGTCCGGTAGTCCCGGAAGTTTTCCCATCGGCAAGCCATTCTTGCCAGCCCACATTTTCCACATGAGTTCGATACTCAACGCCCAAACCCAGAGAATCCAAGGAAGAAAGTTTTATTTCTAAAGCTTCCATGCGCAATCCTAAACCAGTCGTCCCGGATTTCATGCCGTTTTTAACCCATACTTGCCAGCCTAAATTTTGGATGTGGGCACGGTAATTCAAGGATATTAATGGTGCTTCCCCTTGCGTTCTGATTAAATTATCAGACTTTAAAGTAATAATTATTTGGATGGCTTCGGCTCTTAATGATTCTTCTATTGTCCCGGCAATTTCGCCGTCACGCCGCCACTCTTGCCATGCCTCGTTTTGAACATGCACCCGGTACCAAATTGAATACTTATCGGCATCCGCTCCGGTTAGGTTTATTATAAAAGCTTCGAGACGTAACCCTTGGTCTGTGGTTCCAGATGTGGCCCCATTCCAAACAGTTGGCAGTACACCAAGATTTTCAACTTGAGACTGATAACTTACACTTAGATCTAGATCCCCTATATTTAATAACGTTATCCTTATGGCTTCAATTCTTAACCCTTGTCCAACACGCCCCGATAGCCGCCCGTCTGTTACGTCTGCACCCCATCCATGGTCTTCTATATGTGTTGAGTACGAGGCGCATAAATTTGTGCCTGGTGGAATATCGGTAATTATTTGTTTAGTTGGGTCAATGGCTGGGTCGTTGGGAACCACCACAACCACATCATTTTTTATTAATTCTAGTCGAATCTCAATGGCCTCGGCCCGTAATGCCAGTCCCTCAGTGCCGGCCGTTTCATCATCCTTGCACCATAATTGCCACCCAATATTTTCCACATGTACCCTATATTTGATACTGTATTTTTTAGCATCAATACCGGTCAATCGAATTCTGAGGGCTTCAAGTTTCCATCCTAGACCCACTGTCCCGGCAATACCACCGTCGGTTTGTAACGGCATCCACCCGGCGTTTTCAACATATGCTTTATATTCCATATGAACGTCCAGGCCGTTTAAATCTAAAAGCGATATCGCTATTGCTTCCATTTTTAAACCTTTGCCGGTTGTCCCAGAAGTCGCACCATCGGCAACAGGTAAATTCCAACCTTCATCTTCTATTTGTGTTTTATAACTAACGATCATAAGCTCGCACCCTGATAATCAACGCTTGTTGTGCCGCTCCCGGCAAACGTCAACACGTGTTCCCCCGCTCCGAAAAAGATTTCAGGTATTCTGTTTATCCCTGCTTTTAATGGATAATTATTTTCAAGGTATGAAACCATCCCGATATTTGAGCAAGTAATAACCGGGCTGATGCGTTTTCTATTTCCTGCAATCGTTAAATCCCCCGGGAATGCACTAATGTTATAAGTCGCTGGGTTTACTTCATATTTGTACGGGTCGACTTCCCCGCTAATTTCAAACTTACCACCCCAATTTTGGATATCCGGTTGTTCGATTACCATTCGGCCCGTATAATAAAAACCCGGATCTTCACTTACAATAATTTGGCAATCTTGTCCATGCATAAAATTGCTAAACGCGGAGAATCTCGCCAACATTTCGCTCCGCCCACATAATAAATTAAATGACATTTTTAATGACCGTTTGTCGTATTCCACATCCCCTGATAATATTTCAGAGAGATCGATGGTATTACTTGTTCCGGATACAGGAATTATTTTTAATTTCGGCGCCGGAGGAGAAATGGTGATACTGCGTAATTCCAGATCAAATTCATTTAAAACAGATAATCCATTAATTTCAACATCTTTCATTAACATCCTCCCCTTGCCTTCCTGCCTGCTGTTTGGCCGAATGCATTATCTAATACATTTGCGATTTTATCCTTGCCTATATAAATGTCCGTATTTTTACCAACTAATTCTGTTAGTAAATTTTTAATATCTGTCAATAGCCCTTTTTGTGATGCATTGTCGCTTGCCGTAACAACCGCCTCGCCTTTATGAATTAATGCGGGCCCTGTGCTTGGGACGTATGTCGTTCCAACGTTGTAGCTCGGTAAACTTGTCGG